GTTCCAAATCATCCAATCATCACGCGTTGATGGTTATGGCGTGGTGCAATCCCTCGAACCAATCGCAAGCATCCCGCTCGGGTCACCAGTCAACATTGTTGGCTCAACCCGAGGCCTCGACGGTAACCAACAGACCGTATGGTCACTCGTTGACTACGAACTGATTCGTGTTGACGCAGACGGCACACTCGTCTTTGATTACGACGTACCACGCCCACAACAACTGATATTTCCGAACGCCGGCAGCGATCTTGCTTACGGTGTGGATAGCGGCGAGATCCGTTGGGAACCGGAAGCCACTTGGATCACCTCGGCAGATGTGACCGAATGGTTAGGCATCTCAGCTGCGACGGCGAATGATACGGCGTTCATCGCAACCTGTGTGGCAGCTGCAAACGTGTACTGTTATCGGGTGCGGCACGAGGCCGGCTATCACGATGACGCTGATGCTGTACCTGATAACTCGGTTGCTTTGGGCACAACGATGTACGCAGCGACGCTTTACAGGGAGCGTGGCTCGGTTGATTCGTTTGCATCGTTTGATCAGATGGGTGGCGCTGTACCGTTCGGCACAATGGCCCGCATCAAACAGCTGTTAGGTGTACCGAGGGCGGCTATCGGTTGAAATGGCTGCTACAGGTATTCTCGCCGCCGCATACGACAACGTATGCACTCGCCTGGCTGATGCTGGCATGGTCGTGGTCAAAGACCCGCGCAACGCCCGCCCAATGTCCGTGTTTGTTGAAGCCCCAACCGTAATTGGTTTTAATAGCAACATCATTGACGCAACCATCGTGTGCCGCATACTTGCCGGCGGCCCCGGTAATAGCGATGCACTCGATTACCTTATGACACAAGCCGACATCATTATTGAAAATGTTGAAGGCATCACCGACGCACGGCCCTCAGCTGCGCTCATCGGTGAGCAACAGATCCCCGCATACGACCTCACGGTCAGAGTTTCAACAAGGAGAAATTAACCAATGGCTACAACAACCGTGTTAAGTCAACCCGCCCTATTAATCAACTCGGTTGACTACAGCGACCAATGCACCTCAGCGGTCGTCACCATCAACTTTGAACAGCTCGAAGCAACCTCGTTTGCTGACGGCGCCCGCAAATACACCGCCGGCCTCGGCAACCACGAAGTGACCGCAACGCTCATGCTTGCCTACGGCACTTCAGAGGTTGAAGAGAACCTTGCTGCGCTTGTTGGCACCACGACCGATGTTGTTGTGTACGCCACCTCGAGCACCACGCCAGGCGTAGCCAACCCCGAGTACACCTTTAGCGGCATGTATCTTTCAAGCATCACGCCGATCAACGGTGCGCTCGGATCACTCCAAACGATTGATTTGACGTTCACCGGCGGCACCTACGTGCGCGCCACCGTCTGACCGACACCTAACCTGAAAGCACCGACATGCAATTAACAATTCAGGTCACTACAGCAGATGACCAATACCAAGTAGACACCAACCTATTCACGATTGTGGCATGGGAGAGAAAATTCAAGACGAAAGCCAGCAACCTAGCGCAGGGCATCGGGATGGAAGATCTCGCATATCTCGCATACGAATCATCGAAACAGCACGGCCACGTCGTTCCAGCCGTGTTTGATGATTTTGTGAAAAAGGTGGTGAAACTCGAAGTGATCGGGGATAACGACGAACGCCCTACGAACGAGGCACCCACCGACGAGCACTAGCAGAACTTCTGTTAGCCGTCGGCTGGTGGCCTCATCACATCGAGTTTGATACAAGAGACCTATTAACCGTAAATGACGTAGCGAAAGAGAGGAACCGTGCTCAAAGGCGTTGACATCGACACCGACGGCATCGGCGTACTCGTTCGCTACCTTCGCAAAGTTGAACCCGACCTAGCGAAACAGCTGCCGAAAGAAATGCGGCACGTAGCAAAACCGATCGTGTCACGCGCACGCGAACTTGTACCGCAACCCACAGCCCTAACCAATTGGGGAAAGTGGACATTGGCACGCTCAAGCGGCGGCGATCGTGCCTGGACAAAAAAAGCAACAACCGGCATCGTCGCACAAACCGACGTACGAGCACTCGGCCCACAAGGCCAAATCAACCTGCTGTCAATCGTGCAGAAAGACCCTGCTGGCGCAATCTACGAGAACGCTGGTCGGCACCCGCAAGCAGATTCTGCTCGAGGCCGTGCATTTATTCGGAACCTGAACAACAAACACGGTCAATCACCGCGCACACTTTGGCCGGCTGTTGAGCAAAACCTGTTTTATTTGAATCGTGAACTACAAGACGTAATCGATCGGTGGTCTGCCGAACTCGAGAAAACATTGAAGGCTGCATGACATGGCACGGATACCGTTAGTTACCGAGTTTGAAGGCAAAGGCCTTGACCGTGCCATCAAAGAGTTCAAGAAACTTGAAGGCGCAGGCGCAAAAGCCAGTTACGCACTCAAACAGGCGTTTGTACCGGCCACAGCTGCGTTAGCCGGCCTCACAGCGGCCGCCGGTCTATCTGTAAAAGCAGCGATTGAGGACACGGCACAACAGGCCGAACTGGCACGAACACTTCAAGCCACTACCGAGGCCACCGAGGCACAGGTTGAAGCGGTTGAGGCGTACATTGCAGAAACAGAAAAAGCGGTAGCAGTATCTGACGCAGAACTTCGGCCGGCGTTCGCCAATCTTGTTCGTGCAACGGGTGATGTAACCCAAGCACAAGAACTGATGACGCTTGCGCTTGATGTCGCTGCGGCTACCGGCAAAGACCTCGAAACAGTTACCGAAGCCCTACAGGAAGGCTTTCAGGGCGAAGTAGGGCCACTCAAAGAACTTGACAAATCGCTAACTGACATGATCGCTAGCGGCGCAGATGCCGATGAGGTCATGGCACAGCTCGCCAAAACGTTTGGTGGTGCAGCACAGGAATCAACCGAAACACTTGAAGGCCGCTTTAAGTTAATGAAAATCGAGTTGGATAACGCCAAAGAAGCGATCGGCATGGCGTTGCTACCTGTGCTCGAGCAACTGTTACCGATCCTTGAATCGGTCGCTCGATTTGTTGGAGAAAACACAGAGCTCATTGTCATTTTGGGTAGCGTCATGGGCGTTTTGGCTGGCGCAATTATCGCAGTCAATTTTGCAATGTCGGCGTACACGGCCATCACAACGATCGCTACAGCTGCAACAGCGGCGTTCAACGCCGTCATGGCAATGAACCCAATCGGCCTAATCGTGATCGCCGTTGCAGGTCTCATCGCCCTGTTCGTCGTACTTCAAAAGAAGTTCGACATTATTGGTTTAGCCGTAAAAGGATTGAAAGCAGCGTTTGATCTTGCTTGGGATGGCATCAAATGGGTGATCAACAAAATCATTGACGGCCTCAACCTCGTCATCCGGCTGTTAAACAAAATCCCAGGCATCGACATACCGGAACTAGGTCACCTCGGTGAAGAAGCCGAAGAAGCCGCCGAAAAAACATCAACATTGGTTGACCAAATCAAACGAGCGGCTGTCGAATTTGAACACGGCCGCGAACCGATGGGCCGTTTTGAGATCTCAATTCGCAACGTAAAAGACGAAGCTGACGAACTAGAACGCTCAATCGGCCACGTTGACCTTGCTTTAGACCCATTGAACGAAGGCATTGAGACAGCAACAACACGCCTTGACGCATTCTTCGATTCGCTTGATCAACAAGCAGCAACCGAAGAATTCATTGAGGATCTCACCGACATCGCACAAAAACTTGCCGGCGTTACTGAAGGTTCCGAGGCTTGGCAAGACGCACAAAACGAAGCGTACGAAGCACTACGCAAACTCCGAGGCGAACGCGAGGACCTGTCGGACTCGTTCTTCGAGGTACTCAAACTAGAAATTGACACAGGCGACCTCGAGCGCGCCGTGTTCCTCATGCAAAACCTCGTAGACCTCGGCGGCAAAGAAATACCAAGCGACCTATCAGCCTACGGTGTACCAACATTCAACCTCGGCCAAGCAATGGCCGGCATACCTATGTTTGCTGATGGTGGCATTGTGACCGGCCCGACGTTAGGCATTGTCGGTGAAGCCGGCCCCGAAGCGATCATCCCGCTTGACCAGATGGGCCGCATGGGTGGCATGAACATCACGATCAACATGCCGGCCGGTAGCAACGGAGATGACGTTGTTCGAGCATTACAGAACTACAGCCGGCGCAATGGTGCAGCCCCTATTCCTGTGACGGCAAACGCAAGGTTCTGACATGACAGCGTTCGCAGGTTGGCAAATAGATTTGATTGATGGAACAGGCGCAACCGACATAACCTCATTTGTGCAAGGTTTCAACATTCAATGCGAAGCCAACATTGGCCGTTTCAGCCCCACAAACGTTGTATTGACACTCAACAACGATGGCGGTGATTTTACGCCGGCCGAAGGCGGCGGCACCGGCACCTACGCCTCAATCGATTGGCTAACAAAAGCGATCAGAATTGCACCATCGGCCGATACCGCTCGTTTCACAGCGCACGTGTTCGTTTCTGATTTTAAAATGCGTGATAACGGCACCGCCTCATCAGTACAGCCCACTTGTGAAGATTGGTTGTCGCTGGCCTCAAGCGAACTGTTTGACATCACAGAAAACACCACAACAACCGATTACGCCAATTTCATTGACAACGTTTTAGGTGGCGCATCAGGTTTCGGCCCAGGCGCAACACTTCCTGACTACGGCCAACCGACATACAGCAAAGCCATATTCATTACCGATACAAGCGACCCCGTTGCAGACCAACTTGCCAGACCGGCCGCATCAAACGTCAGCAGCCTCGACTACATAAACGAAGCAGTTTTTGGTGGCTATCCATCAATAATCATTCCAACGGAAGCCGCAATAGGCGGCACTACCGTTTTTTATCTAGCAACAGCACTCAACCGCACAATAACGTACAACAACACATTTCGTATTCCTGTCGCATTCTCGGACAGCCCGACAGGCACAACACTTGCATTCGCAGAACTTGACCCCGGCTTCAATTTTGAAGAAATAACAAGCACCGCCACCGTCACATCAGGCATCACCGGCGTGGCAAGCCAAACCTCAACAAACACCGGCACCGGCAACAGTTACGGCACACGCGCACGTTTCTACAACAACACCGGAAACAACACCGAAACAGACAACGGCAACGATGCCGGCGCACTCGAGGCCGCAGAGTTTTGGACAAAACGACAAGGCAACGCAAGATACATACCACGCCGGCTAACAACCTCAATCGAGTTAATCGATGACCGTAACGGTACGGCAGCTGCAACGACGCTTATCAATTTGATGGCTGCTGTTGATGGACTGTTTCAGCCGTGCGATATCACGTACACGCCGACCGGTGGCACACAAGTTACAGCAAACTGTGTGATCTCGGGTCGCACCATTCAAGCAACACCAGGCCGCACAACAATCACCCTCGATTTGTTGCCGGCGCAGGATTATCAGTCGTTTGTGTTGGATTTGAGCACTCTCGGCGTGTTGGACACGAACAGATTAGGATAGATAACTATGGCGACACCGTTTCCATTCGCTTCAGGCGACGTTTTAACAGCAGCCGAGATGAACGCAATCGGAGATTTTACTTCGTTTACGCCTAGTTGGGGCAATTTCACAGTCGGCAATGCTACGCAAGCATGGTGGTATGCACAAGTAAACGATCTATTCATTGTTACAGGCAAAACCACGCTTGGCTCAACCTCATCTATGGGCACTAATCCATATTTTTCGACACCGACCGGCGCAGTATGGCAAAGTAACAATCATGGTACGGCAGAATTTGGTGACGCAGGAACGGCTTCACGGCAAGGCGTCATTTTTGCCCTTAGTTCAACCAACATTGCTTTTGGTTATTACGCTGTAAGCGGCACAATCATAAACCGAGCAAATGTTACCGCAACGGCACCATTCACTTGGACAACAAACGACACGATTTCAGGAACTCTCGTAGGATTCGCAATAATATGATTACAGCAACATGCACAGAAAATACCTGCAATGCTAACGGCACGCCATACAACGTTTTAGGCAACCCCAACCCTGTCAGATGTGGCGCATGCGGCAATGATTGTGAACTCACAGATCTACGCGACGATCCACCACTAGTTGAGGATTTTGCTGAATGATCCGCGCAACCGTTCTTGTGTTTATCGGTTTAGCGATCACCGCTATCGGTATCTGGGGCTTACAGGAGTGAAATATGCGCTCGCCGCAGTTGCACTTCTTTTCATGTCGGCCTGCGGGTATGACGGCGGCTACCGCTACCCATGCCAGAACCCTGACAACTGGGAACTCGAGGACTGCAAACCACCCAAATGTACGGTATGGGGAACCTGCCCCGATGACCTCGTACCATCCTGCGGCGCAATGATGGGTACAGACTGCAAAGGCGTGTAAATGTTTAGACCATCCCACCGTTACACAGCTGACGAACTGAAAGCACGCCTTGTGTTTGTTGTCGGCTGCTCTCTTGCGTTTGCTTTCGTGCTTGCAATGGCCGTGATCCTGTACGGCCTACTGTTTGTAACTCAACCGATCGAGTATCAGTCACCAAACGACGCGGCCGCTTGGGGCGTACTCAACCCGATGGTGCTGTTCCTAACTGGCGCACTCTCAGGTGTGCTTGCCTCTAACGGCTTGAAAGGAAAAAAAGACAATGACAACTGAACAACTACGCGACTACGCAGAACGATCCATAGCAACCGCCGTACAAGCCGGAATCGCTTCATACATGGTTGGTGCAGGCTGGAAAGCAGCTGGCGCAGCTGCGATCGGTGCAGGCCTCGCCGTAGTCAAAGCTGCAACTAAACAGCGTTTAGCAAAGCCTAAGGTGGAAGCATGAGGCCTTATACCGGTACAGACAAAATCGCTTCAGGTAAGCGTGCAGGCACCGAAGCATTCGTTGCCGCCATCCAAAATGCGTCGGGCCGGCAGGTGTGGAATAACGGCACGTTTGGTGTACGCAAAAAGCGTGGCTCACAGTCATCAAACCTGTCTGGCATGTCGGTACATGCAACTGGCCGTGCCGCCGATTTAAGCCGGCGTGCATGGTCTAGCCGGCCTGGCTGTTCCCGTGCCGACTTCGAGAAGGTCATTGATTGGCTGGTGTCGATCGCTGACGAGATCGGCCTCGAGTATTTGGCAGATTACGAATACGGCTCCGGTGGCCGTGGTTGGCGTTGCGACCGTGACGACTGGAACATTTACAAGCCAGGTGTAATCAAGGGCGGCGGCACCGGCGATTGGATTCACATCGAACTGGACAACGAGCACGCCGACACAACCGACTGGGTAGACAAAGCGATGGCTACGTTTCCGCTCGGCAACCACGTACCAGCCGAGGACACCGCTACGGGTTGGAAAACATGCCGGCTCGGTGACTCAGGCGACAACGTACTTGCCGTGCAGGAAGCGTTGAAGGCAGCTGGTTACAAGAATTCGACGGGCAAAAAACCGCTCGTTGTTGACGGCAACTTCGGTGCGACAACTGATAAGCGTGTCAGGCAATACCAGAAAGATCACGGCCTAACTGTTGACGGCATTGTCGGCCCACAAACCGCCGGCCACATGCAAATTGCTTGACAATGTGACACCCTGAGCGCATAATGAGGTCTCCAGCCAACAACAAAAGGAGACCAAACATGCGCACTATTGCTGCATTGGCCGTCGCTACGGCGGCATCGCTTTACGGGCTGTACGGCCCAACATTTGTACCTGAACTACCACCTAACACGACGGCAACCATAGAACAGGTACAGTCGGCACCAACGATAACTGGCGTTGTTTCGGTGCCGACACCATCGCCCTCGGATGACGAATTGATTCATACCAATGTCCTCGAGGAGCCGGCGACGACCACCACTTCACCTACTTTGGCCTCCGTTGGCTGG